ATTGAGATTACCCAAGGTTAAATCCTAAAGGTGAATGAATGGACAATCAGCAGGGAAGATTTTAATTAACACTTAATTTTTTATAAGTTTATGAGTATAATATAAATAAGTGGAGGTGATGAAAATGACAAGAAAGATTTGGAATGAAATTACAATAAAAGAATTTATAGAAAATGAAACAAATTATAAATTCATATCAATGGTTAAATTAAATGGAATGAAATCAATAGTGCTAGTATGGTGCGGTAATACTAATCATAAACCTTATAAAGTTCGATTTGATGCATTTAAAGGTACTTCTAAAAAAGAAGGAACGAGATGTGAACAATGTAGAAGAGAAAAGGATACTATTTGGACTAAAGATGAAATTATAAAATATGTAGAATCTCAAGATTATAAATTTATAAGATTTGTAAAATTTAATAAATATGCAAGTATAATAGAAATTCAATGTAATAAAGGACACGAATCATATGAAACATACTTTAGTAATTTCTATAATAATAGAAGATGTTTTCAATGTCATATAATATGGTCTAAAAAAGATATTATTAATTTTATAGAATCTCAAAATTATAAATTTATAAGATTTATAACATATGAAAAAAATAATAGTTTAATAGAGATAAAGTGTCCTAAAGGACATATGAATCAAGTTAGATTTAGAAAATTTAAAGAAGGAACTAGATGCACAGAATGTAATAAGTCTAAAGGTGAGGAAAAAGTAAAAGATATATTAAAAGAAATGTGTATAGATTTTAAATCACAATACAAATTCAAAGATTGTAAATGTAAAAAAGAGTTGCCATTTGATTTTTACATACCTTCATTAAATATTGCAATAGAATATGATGGAATACAACATTTTGAAATATTACCACATTGGGGTGGTATTGATAAACTTATAGAAACTAAAATACATGATGAAATAAAAACACAATATTGTAAAAGAAAAAGAATAAAACTTATTAGAATTCCTTATTGGGAATTTAAAAATATAGAAAACATACTTATAAAAGAATTAGTGTTAAATTAGAATAACCTTCAACGACTAGAGCATAAGCTCGTACACTCAAGTGGGTGGAAATGGAGGATACCTAGAAATAGGTAGTGATATAGTCTTGTCTCATGTGAAAGCATGAGCAGTTCATAAGAGAACGGATTAGGAGTAACGACCCTAGTCGAAAATAAACGCAGAACTGATTTTGCTGAATGGATAAGCAGATTAGGAAAATCATTTGAAGTTAAAATAGGTGAATATATAGTTAGAGGTATAGAAGATGCTTACTCTAGTTTAGGTGCTAAATTCGGTGTAACTGGTGCATACCAAGATGAAAAAATGGTTGAATTAATAGAAAGAGTTGAAGCTAAAACTGGACAAAAAGCTACTATATACGGAACTAAAACTGCTTTAGCTAAATTAAGAACTGGTGCAGATGGTGCATTCCAAGCATACTTATCAGATAGCGACAAAGAAAACATAAGCAAAACTGGTAGAGTTGGAGATTACTATGGAACTCCTGTTGTTGAAATACCTCAATCAGTTAACAGAAAAGATGAATTTATGTTAAGTAATAAAATGCTTTATGTAATACCTAACGGAACTAAAATAATAAAATTATTATTTGAAGGCGATGTAGATGTTATAGAAGTATCTGACCCAGCAGTAAGAAAAGATATGCAATTTGAATATATGTTCATGAGAAGAATACAATTAGGTGTTTGTAAAGCTTCTGTTTATGGAATATACAAAATGAACTAATTTATAAATAGTAAAAAAGGGAGGATATAATTTCTCCCTCGTATAATTATTTAAAGGAGAGATAATATGCGTGAAAGAAAAAAAGATAGATTAGATAAAAAAACAATCAGTGAGATGAAAAGAGATTTAAAGGATGCAGATATAACAATTAAAAATAATTCTATATTTGAAGTTGTTCTTAGAAGTGATAAAAATGGTGGAAGCTATATATCTTTAAAACCAACTGAAGAAGAAGATATAACTTTTAGTGATTTACAAAGTATAGTAAAAAAACAAAAGAGTTTATTTGAAGATTTCTCAGTATTAATAGAAGATGTATATTGTCCAAATAATGAAAATATTGGTATAGAAGAATTAGAACAAATAGTAGGATTAGGAAGAATTAAAAAAGGCATGGAAGAAATCCCTGATGAAGAGTATTTTGATGATTTACTTTCAGCTGACTGTAGTGTAGATGAGTTTTTCTATGAAGTAGATAAAATGAAAATCCAAGTAATTAATAGATTGATTGAAAGAGCTATTTATTTATATAAAGAAAAAGAGTTTTCTAATAATTTCAAAATGTCATATTTAGAGAAAAAACTCGGTGTACAAAATGTTTTTGATGATATAGATAGAAGTATGAAGAAGATACAATCAGATGTAGATAGATTATAAGAAGGAGGTGTTCATAATGACACCTGTTTCAAACATATATGCAAGAATATCAGTTCTTATTGAGGATTCGAGATATTGCAAAATATCTGATGAAGAAATTGAGTTTATATTTGAAAAATATATAGAAACTGCAATTGTTCTTTTTAAAGAATTAAATAAAAAATATAAACCTAGAGTAGTTGAAGATGAATTTGGTGAAAAATTTATTAAGAAAACTATAAATTCCGATGATGAAGATTTAGATTTAGATGAAGAAGTTATATTGGCTCATGGTATGATAATATCATGGCATAATAGCGTAGTTCTTAGAGATAGATTCTTAAAACAAAATCTTAATACAAGCGATTTCCAACAATTATCTAATGCTACAATGTTAGCTAATAATGAAGTTTTACATGAAAGAATTGAAAAAGATTTCATTAAAATGAGGATAAGATACAGAAATAGAGATTGGTCAGGTGATGGATTTGAATAATAAAGATTATCTTCAAATATTTAGAAGAAGAATGTATACTAATAGAGTTTGTAATCCATCAGAAGCAGGAACACTGGAAGCGAGAGAAACCTTCGATGATTTAATAGATAATAAACTTGCACCAACTGTACATACAGTTCCTTATGTAAAAAGAGAGAATGTTGGAAAGAGTACTAAAGATTGTGAAATCAATGTTTTAGTTGAAGATACTTCTAAGAATGACCAAAAAACTAATGATGAAAAATACTTTAGCTTTAAATGGGATATGGATGTTAATAGTGGAGATATATTATTTTGGCATGGACTATGGTGGGTAATGTATCATGAAGAAAAGAAAGCCGTATTATCACATAAAACTTTTACAGCTAAAAAATGTAATTTTTCATATGCATTTGATTTTCATGGAAAAAGATATATCATACCAATGTTAGTAACAAACTTAACACTATATAGTGATGGTTTAAAAGACAAGGTTTATATGTCTAATGAAGATGGTAAAAGAAGATTAACTTTTACAGATAATGAATTAACAAAACCACTTGATTGTGGTCTTAAAATAATGGTTAGTGGTAAAGTCTTTGAAATTACTCATATAGATGATTTCAGTAGACCAGGTGTAAAAGATTGTATTGTCGGACAAATTTTTTCAACATCACTGGATGATAAAAAGAATAATCATGCTTATAATAAAGTAAATGATGAAGTTGATGAAAGTGGAATTATAGGTCTTGATTATATATATTTAGGTGGTAATGAAGTTTATACAACAAATCATGAAGTTATCAGATGGGAAATAGAAGCCAAAGATAACTGTGTTTACATAGATACTAAATACGATGGTAAAGGTTGTAGGATAATTTGTACGGATGATATTGATTATATAGGCACTAAGGTTAAATTAAAAATAATAAGAAGAAATCAAGAAGATATAGTTAAAGAAATTTTAGTGAAGGGGATGTTTTAGAATATGGCATTATATGGTTATACGAATAAAGTGTTAGCTGAGATTCATGCACATTTATTAAAACACTCTGAGCTAACAAAATTCTTATATTATACTGATAATGAATATAAAGAAAAAGATATATTAGAACAAGAAAAACCAAAAGTTAGTGATATAGCAAATAAAAAGATATTCATGTATAAAAGAGTAAAAGAAACAGTTAAAGATGCTGGTGCTTATATGTTTATAGATGTATATAGAATTACTCCTACAACAATTGGGGGTAAAATTAGAGAAGTAACTTTTACAGTAGATATATTAGTTCATCAAGATTGTGTTGATACAATGCATGGTAATAGAGCAATTTGTATATTAAGTGCCTTAGAAGAAGCATTAGGTGAATATGTGAAAAAACATTCCATTGGTTCTATTGATTTAATTAGGGTTGCTCCTATATTAGGTATAATTAAACAATTCACCGGATACCAAATGCAATTCAGAGCCTATGGATTTAATGGAGATTAATATATGAAAAAGGTAAAAGAAGAAAAATTATATTTTGGTATACCTATAAAGTTTAATGATGAAGTTACTTTATATCAACCAACTTTAAAAGATATAATTTATAGTGATTTATCTTTTGAAGCTCTAGTAGAACCATTTATGTCTTTAGATAAAAGAAATTTTGAATCAGAAGAAGAAAATAGTGAATTAGAAAATTTTGATATGTTTTTTATTCAAATATTTACTTCTTATCTATCTATACTTAAAAATGGTGAAAGTATCACTTTACAAGAATGGTTAGACTCAGAACTTTCTAAAGGCTTGGTACTTAATAGACTTGTAAAAGTTATTAAATTTTTGTTCAAGACTGATGATGTTCAAGTTTCAATGTGTGAAAATATCATTGATAAATTGGATGATAACTATATTTTAATCAATAAGTCTTATAAAATAAATAGAAGTAACTATGAGGACTTTAAATGGATAATCTGTGATATCTTTGATACAGATATGAAAGTAGAAAAAAAACGCCCTCAAACTGAAGAAGAAGATGAACTTGCTAAAAGATTCGCTAAGAAGAAAGCAAATTATGAGAAAGAATATGGTAGAGAAGCTAGAGAAGGTAAAAATAAAGACCATTTAACAATTTATACTCTAGTTAACTACATAGTAAATAATAAAAATTCTCAATATACTTATGAAAGTATACAAAATTTAACAATATATCAAATTAAAAATACTTTTAAGTATTATCAAAATCAAGAAAGTTATGATATAGATATCAGATATAGAACTAGTGGTAATTTTAAAGTAGATAAACAAAGTGAACATTGGTTCTTTGATAAATAAAATATAAAATAATAAAATAATAAAAAGAAAGGTGATTACAAATGGCTACACTTTTTGCTATAAAAGATGCTATAGATTTAAAAATAACTAAAAAAGGTGAACAAACAGTTTTTACTACAATAGACTATTTAAATGAATGTCAAATACAAATGGACTCAGAACAAGTATATGCACTTAAAAAAGGAGATAACTATATATCATTCTCAAGTGGTAGAACAGGAATAACTTATTAATAATAAAACGTTCCCTATGTTTGTAAAAAGCATAGCAAATCCTTTTAATTGCTGGAAACTCCTAAA